TTGCTCTACTTCTAGTTTACCATTAAGAATTTTTTCTGCATTGTATGCAAAATAATTCCAAGTAGGATTTTCTGCTATCTTAAAATAATAATCTAATAAATCATAGCATTGAGAAATACCGTATGACTCAACAAGAGCATCTGCAGCCCATTGTTCAACATTAAGATTCATATTAGACTTGGCTTCATATCTTTGTAGATGTAATTTATTATATCTACTTAGCAAAGCCATACGGTCTTTGCGCTCTGCCATATTAGTCCTCTAAGAGTGATTCTTTTGCGTCTTTTACCTTTTGAATAACTTGGTTTTCAACAAAGGCATAAACACGATCCATTGCATCGCCAGTAGTCTCCCCTTGGCGTACATTGTCAACGACCCCAAGATCAACTCTAAGGGATTGAAAATTTCCTAAATTTAATGTGTATCCCAGTGTTGCTGATACCTTTGTGCTGTTATTTTCTTCCATACCCCACCATTTCTATTATTAAATATTCTCTGCCCACACAGGAATAAACCTGCCATCTTCTGTCTTCGTATATGTAAGTATACCGTCTCCCATTCGCCTTGTCAATTCTTGGCTTGTAGGAGTCATGTTATTTGTTATTAATTTGTCTTTTCTTGGTTGTCCTATATGTATAGTAGCCAGTATAGCACGAATATCCCTTACCATGCTTTCTGAGTAATAAGATCTTATTCTAAATCCACGCTCACCATTTATCTTAGCACCAATAGGTGGAGGTATAACTCCAGTCTTAATTAATTTTGGCATATACTTTCTGTGACGATTAACTAATTTAGCAGTCTCTACAACGGTATATGCACGTTCTCTATTTTTTCTAAAGTCTGCACGTAGACATGTCTCAAGTCTATCCTTTGTAATATTATAAACAGAAACTAAACCAGTAGATCTGGAACTATGATAGAGTCTAACAAGATCACCATTAAGAAACCATATTTTTTTATTGCCTTTAATTACAGTTTCGTTATTGTATGTTTCGCTCTGAATAATTCCTTTGCTAGTAACCATCTTCCCTCTTCACTTTCTGTTGGCGGATGAAAAAACTTTCTTGCTCCGCAAACAATACAATAGGTTTCAATATGTTGAACTCCGCTATATTGTCTATCAATAAATAAACGACCACCACACTTTTTACAATTTAACATTAAATGTTTTCTAGTTTGGAATACCAATAATGATTAAGTGTACTGCTAAAGATAAATCTCCAGATGCACCAAACCTTACTAGACCCTCAACTCTTGATGTTGTAACATTTTTTAAGATTACTGTTACATTTTGTCCAGCAGGTGTGTTTCCTATATTTACTGCGGTTGCAGTTGCAATAGGAGCAAACTTAAAATCGCTAGGGAAATCGTATGAAAATATTTTTTCATTGCCAGCACTAACAGTTGAGTTGTTTGCAACTTCAACATATCCGCCAACAACACGAGCATCTGATGTTTTAATATTTTGTTTGCCAGCAGAGACTGTATCAATTGTTGTGTAGTTATAAGTTGCAGAAGAAACCTGTGTTGAAAGGTCATTGATCGTGTCTGCCAACTGATAGATGTATGTAACATCTAATGGTTGCCCTCGTTCTGGTAGTGGTACTTTTGCCATGTTATCTCCTTATTTCAATTATACTATAGATACTACGCTTGATTCAAATATTGTTAATGCTGCATTTCTTGTTTTATTAATACCTTCAACTTGAATTGCAACCCTAGCACTTGTGGTTCCTGTTTTTAAAAATGTATATGTATGTGTTGGAGATGTTCCATGGTATTCATATTCTCCCCCATCAAATTTAACAAAAATATCATACGATGGCCTATCTAGTTCGTCTCCCCAAACAGCAATCAAAATACCTCCAGTATATATTAGTTGTCCACTAACTTGCTGTGTATCTTGCGCTGGAACAATAAAGATTGGAGACCAATGTGATGTTCTGTTTTTATCATCAGACACAACTCTATACCTTATTGAATGTTCATTATCATCACCAACTGGAGGTAATTGATTTTTTGGAATTCTAACTTTTTTAATACCTGGATCAGCCATTATGACGTCATATCTACTGATAGGCCTATAGCAAATCTAAACTCAATGTAATTACTTGTGTTTGATGGTTTTATTACAGTTGTTGCATCTGTATTTTTGATTACTGAATATCCTGTTAGTCCGTAAAGTGGATTAACTGTTGCAACATTTTCTAGTCTTAGTGCATCTAAAGCAACATAATAATTTGGTGATGGGACTCCAATTGGACCACTCTCTTCTGCAAATACACATGCATAAATTTTAACAACTGTAACAGCATTCCAGGTAAAGTTAGCAGACGTGTATAGATCTTGAAGTTGCTTTGTTACTACAAAATATCTTTCTGTAGAAAAATCATATGCGCCACCACTACTATCATCTACAACTTCTGCCTCAAACCTTGCAAACTCTGAACCAGCCTCTTCTGTTGCGGCAAACTCAACTAAGATTCTAACAGATTCTGGACTGCTTACAGAGTCTCCATCTTTATTGATTAAAGAAAATGCTAACCTTAATTCATCTATTGGAGAGTTTCTTGTAAAGTCAATAGTTCCACCAGTTAAGTGTATATGATTTGATCCTGGCTCAACTACAAAATGATCTTGTGCTGCTCCACTTTCTTCACTAATTGAAAGATCAGAATCATCACCTTGAATCATAATAATATTATTTAAAAACCTACATCTTTCATATCTGTCTGCACGAGATTGTTTATAAAAAATTGTATTATCTGCGTTTGTTTGAAATACTGAATCTGCAACTGCAATAACATTATCATCTTCTGGATCATCTAGTGGAGATGTATATGTTTCAATTTCTGAAACAGATGCTGCTGAGTGGTATTGCCAGTTTTCACCTTGTGTAAAAGAAAAGACTGTCTTGCTATCAAATGACCCAGCAGATGGATTAGATCCAGCAGAGTATATTCCAACCTCTGTTATTTCATATCTTTCTTCTGTTGGTAGTTCTGCTGTTAATACTATTTTTGATATTCCGCCTTCATTTACAAAACCTCTAGAAGATATTGGAACTCTAAACATTTCAAGATCAAGATTTTCTTTTGCTGTGTAATCTCCAAAAGGATCTGCGGTAGCAAGAGGTTTGGCTCCGCACCCAACAGCAATAAATGAAGCATATGCTGGTGCTTGACCTAATAGGTATTTACCTATAATATTTTTACCTGTGTTTGTTATCATTATAATACCGCCTGATATATTGTACCATCTAGGGTGATCTCTACGTCTACTTGTTCGCTACTTGGCATATTTACCAACTCAATTATAAGATCGCCTGTAGACTCTTCAAGATATACATATTCCCCATTTGGCCCACTGCCTGTTGTTGGAATTCTTTCATCAAGTTTTATAGAAAAATTGGCAAAATATTTATCTGATGTCTGTTGAAGACTTAAAATGTTATTTGGGTTATATTGTTGCTGTAAAGAAGATAGATTTTTTATTGGCTGGTATGAAATGGTTTGACCATTTACAATGTCGTTTCTAGCAATATTTATTAATTCTTGTCCACCAATGTCTTCAAATATTAAATCAGACATAATGTCTATAGGCATTGTTTCATCATCAAATAACACAGTATCTATTGATGCTGTTTTTACTGGAACAACTGCAGTAGAAGTTGTTGTTTTAATTTCATTAATTAATGATGTTGTCATAGGCACAGCATCAATTCCTGTCTCACTACCACGTCTATCTAACTCTACTAATCCATTAGCATTTTTATATTCAAACTCTTTTTGATTTAAAATTGAAAGCATTGCTTGTGAATTAATTGTTCCGTTTGGAAGCGTTACAGATTTTCTTTCATTTGCAGTTAATTGTTGGTATGCTGGAACATCATTAAAGTATCCTTGAGAGTTTACTCCACCACGAGATAAAACTTGTTCCCATCCAACAACTGCTGCTGCCTCTGCTTCTTTTGCAGCATTTCTTGCATTGCTAATAATGTTTCCTGCTGTTTCTTGTGCACGTCTTTGTCCACCATCATCATATGCGCCCATACTACACCTCACTCAAATAAATACTCATTGATGGACCTGTAAGTTTTCTTGCATACTCTATATTATACACAACAAACCTTGAGTCATCTGGTGTAACCAAATCCAAGCCATCTGAATTCTTATAGTTTACAGTTACAATGTCACCTAGTTGTAGAGTTGGAATAGAAAATGCATTAATACCTATATCTTTTCTTGGAACCATAGTCTTATTAACAATCCAACCCATTAAAGATTCAGCGTCATCCTGTGTTTGTATGTATGGAGTTTCAATACTAAACTCGTTTTTTCCATATGTAAGCCTACTTAATCTAATCTCGTCATACCTTGCTTTTTCAACAAGTGGTGATAGTGTAAGCGTACTACCCAATAACTCTGGATCTGATAAATTTCCACGTTTTTTAAAGTAATCATCTACCGTTAGTTCGTGTGTTGTATCTTGCGTAAAGGTAATTCCTTGAATTCGTAAATAGTTTCCAGTAGTTTCGTCTAAGTTTATTGCGCTATCTGTTGAGTTAAATATTAAGAACTCTGCTCCATATGAATCAGCATAGAACCCAGATGTGGTATAGCCTTTTATTCTGTTAAATGTTGGTGAAAGTTGTGCGTATAACGCTGGGTATGCACGATCATACTTAATATTAAAGTAAGCGCATTCACGCATGATGGTTCCAAATTCCTCAAAATACATATTATATTTTGGTGGTTGCTGAGAACTAATACCTGAAAGATATGTTGACTGTATAATTCCACTCATTGCATATTTTCTAAATGAATCACTAGCATTAATCTGTTTTTCTCCAAATGCAGACGCTAAAGTTTCTCCAACAGTAAACACTGTATTTTGAGAATAGTTTTCAGAAAGTGCATATACATTTTCAAACATACATCTTGATGATCCACGAGTAAACAAGGCCATATTATTATAAATTGGCAAAGGATCTTTGTCATCAACTATCTGAATTAATTTATTATTAATGTATAAATAAAACCTTCTAATCTTTCCAATGTCTTGATACTCTATTGAAAGGTCATAGACTGTTGGATTTTCTTCTCCAGCCATTCTGTATTGACCAGTAAATCTTCCATCGTCAACAATAATCTTTGATAGACC